CTTTGAGCAAATTTTTCCATTTCGGCTGTAGCCTGAGTAATACCATCGGCATCGCCCAGCGCCGAGATACTATCTAAAATGCCCTTGCCGATAATCTCCTGAACATTGGCAGATGAGACCGCTAGGGCGTTCATTTGACCTGCATAGGTCTTGGTTGCGGCTAGTGCCTGGCCTTTAAAACGGCTGGTCAAGGTGGCCATGATCTTGTCCATGTCACCGCTAGCTAATGTGGCCTTGTCCAAACCTGCGCCAAGCCGACTCAACGCTGTGGTCTGGCCACCGTATGCTTTTGCCAGCGCTTTTGATACTTGCTCGACTGAGGCAGATGTACCTTTTGAGACATTGAGCGCTAGTTCTAATCCCTTTTGGGCTGTAGTAAGTGACCCGGTGGCGTTAAGCAAAGTCTGAAAGGCTGGCCTAAGCTCGTCATCGAGCACCTTGTAAGTATCCTGCAACCTGGCTATAAAACCTTCGGTGGCTATTGTGGCAAATCCGTTGCCAGTATTTTTAAGTGCTATCGCTAGCGACTTGGCTGCCTTCTCATCGGCTGCAAATGCCTTTACGGATGCCTTGCCAAATGCGTAGATTTTCTGCGCTGCAAATAAGGTGACAAAAGATTTTGCCAAATTGTTTGTAGTTTTTTGAAATGCTGTTAGCTGCTTCTCACCTTTAACTAAGGCTGATCCGTTCCATTTGGCAATAGCCGCGACTACGATATTTGCCATTATGCAGCCGCCTTATATTTACCCATAGCGTTACCTGCGTTAAATTGTGCTACGGCTGTATTAATAGCAAGGTTTACAGCTCTTGCAGCTCTGCCGTTGTCCTCATCCCATGCGCGATAAATCAAGCGACCGCGCTGGTCTGTGTTGCCAAATCTAGGATCAGCTGTGCCACGTGTGCCATATATCGGCCCAAGCGGCTCTAAGAATTGTGCGCGGGCATTTGGGTTAAGGCTGCGCGATGGCTTGCGAGATGCTGATAGGCGGCCAGATGTCTCATAAATAGCACCGCCTGCAGATGTGTTAGCGATGTAATGCGTAACCTGAAATCTGCGCCTAAATTTAGCGCCTGCTACTTCGCCAGAATTGTTAGCACCCTGGCGATAGATAATGCCTCTGACAACCTCTGACTGATCGTATTTTGGAAAAGCCCGGTATTTTCTGGACTGTGGCCCGAAAGCATCTGCCTTATTCCAGCCGCTCAACATTTCGCTATTTGCAGGTGCATAGGCCTGAGCCTTTTCAAGTATAGGCATCATGGCATTTTTTATTTGCTTATTCATTTGATTAGCCAAATTGCGGTCTAAATTACGCATGTCTTTAAGAGTGGCCTGTACGCCTGTGACGTTTACTGGCATTGGCTCGCTCCTTCGCTCGATCTCCTAATACTTGGAGTACTGCTTTAAACATGATCTCATCCATCGCCAGGACTTGATCGGGGCTAATTTTTAACTCGATAGCCAGACTAGCTACCAAGTATGTAAATGAACCCCGATCTATCCTTTTGGGCTTTCATCCTCGATCACTTCGACCGAGATTAAATCTTTAAGGAAATCGTCACCAAAAGGTGGGATTACCTCGGTACGCATTAGTGCATTGTGAGCCAGCCAGTACAGGTCGCTATTCTTTTCGTGCTCGCGTAGCTGCTTGTATAGGCCTTGCCCTGCGTACTTTTCAAACGCGACTTCAACCACCGGGGTAATACTTACGATGCTTTCCCCTGTAGCCCTTACGATCTTTAGTCGTGCCATTGTTTGCCCCTTAGTTAAATGATCCTGTAGTTGCGTATGCAACCGCAGATGTGCAGGTAAAAGTCATAGATGACCGTGCAAAATCCTCTGGCCCACCTGTACCTACAGGAGTCAAGTTATTGACCAAAATAGATACTGTGTATAGCGGATTTGTTGCGCTAATGACGGTTGCTGAAGCAGCGCGTACTGGCACGATCAAAGCAGTTACGGATGTGCCGTAAGCAGCTTGCAAAGTTGCCTGTACTTTTGATGCAGCCCAGTCATTAAGAAAATCTACGGTAAGCGTAGATGCTTCTAGACCCTTGCTAAATTGGTGAGAAGTTGCGCCCATTGCTGTGGTCTCTACTTCGTCAAATGTCTGCGTAAGAGTAATGCTCGTTACGTACTCGCTAAGGTCTACGGTGGCAATTTTCAGGCCAACGTTATTATCTAGATAAATTGCCACGTCTTATTCCTCATCCTTCTTAGTAGTTTTGCCTGGAATTGGCAGACCAAGTTTTTTTAATACTTCGATGTCTGCCTCGGTTATCTGTTGATCTGCCATTTTTAGCTCCAAGTGGTTAGTACGGTTATTGATAGGTCTGCCATAAGCAGGCTCCCACTTTCAGCGTTTAGTACTGTAGGCGCTGAAATTTGGGTAACGCTAAATACGATCGCGCTATTTGCTAGCTTGTTAAATACGGCGATCATTGTTTCCTCGATGCTTTGAAATGAACCCTGGTTATCAAATGCAGGCACCGTCATAGTTATTTTAAAATTTGCTTGTGGCCGAATAGCCACCTGGTTAAAATGTCCGTTAGCAGGCACGATGTAAGGGTCTCCCGCTGAGACAATAACGCTGTTAGCCAAAATAGTTGCGGGCGGGTAACTAAAAGTTTGCCAGACTCCGGGATTATTTATGGCGCTTGCAATAGTGCTACGCAGGGTTGTAATGGCAGCGGTCATAATCAGCCCACCATTGATGCGGGCGATAAATAAGGGGATAGCAAGCCTCTAATTTTGCCGATCATTGTGTTACCCATGCGGTAAGGGCTTGGCCCCATATCGACCGATACGCCGCCGCTCTGGCTGACTTGGCGGGCTTGCCAAATATCTACTGCCAAAATCATCGCTGCCTCGCGCACGCTGGCTGTAGTGGCGTATGAGGCTGTTTTAGTATCCTCGCCTGTAGCTGTGCCATAAGGCAGTACACGTCTAAAGTTTTGGTTTGCCGCTGTCTTGGCATATTGGATGAAGCTGTAGCCTGCAGGGTTTTGAAAGTATTGTAGCTGTAAATTAAAGGCTGGCAATATGTTGCCTGTGCCTGTACTAAATGGAATTGTGCCTGTGACTGTATATGTGCCGTTAAATGTTGAACCAGCCCCGGCGATCGTTACAGACTCGGAAGTAGTAAAGATGCCAGGGTTGGCCAGCATTACGGTAGCCACGTTACTTACTAACGCAGTTCCCACTACCGCAGCGCTATCGAACCATAGAAAACTATTGATTTGATCCTGGGCCGCCTGGCAGCACGTTTCGACATCGCTGTCTGAGTACAAGGTGCCAATGCCTAAATTTGCACGTAACTCAGCGACCGTTACATACGTTGCAGGCATTTTGTACTCCTTTTGTGTTATGGGGTCGGTGGGGTCAAGGGCTTAGACCCCACCGACTTCTAGGGATTTAGTTTAGGTTAAACTTAACGATACCGTTAGGCATCTTGGCAATAGTTGCCATGTAACCGTAGATCGCTACCTGTACCTGTAGGTTTGAAACTACGTTTACAGACATGTAAGCCTGTGGTGACTGGTAAACAGTAAATGCCTCAGGTGCAAGAATTACAGCTGAGTCATCGATAGTTGTAGTGGCTGTGAAGTTCTTATCGACATAAAGATCGAGTCCGAGTACGTTGCCGCGAATTGAACCAGGCTGTACTAGACCGCCTGCGTTCATTGGCTGTGATGCTGAGTAAATTGGGCGACCAGTGTTATCTACTGATTGTAGAAGTAATTGCCACTGTGATGGGTTGGCAATATAGTTCTGTGCAAAGTAGCCAGTACCTGTATAAATTTTACGAGCTGCATCGCTAGTAAATTCAATAATGCCAGCTGAATCTGCATCGCAACCTGAAGAATATTGACCTGCTGCAATAAGTGCAGTAAGGGCTGCTGTATCAATAGTTGTCAAATATGCGTTTTGTAGCTGTTGTGTTAGCTCTGCATAGAAGTTAGGGTCTGAACGCTCTAGTAATTCTACTGAGAGTGTGTTCATACCAGAATATTTGGATACTGTAC